ATTGCTGCAATGCTCTAAATGCGCCATCCATTTGTTCAGAGGAGAGACCCATTGCTCGTGATGCCACAACCACCGCCTTGAATTGCTGATTGGTTTGGTCGAGGGATTGCCCGGCCAATATTGCTGCCGTGGCGAAATCCTTGTATGACTCTGATGCAGTTTTAAACGATACCCCGAAGTTGTTTGCAAGCGATTTGAGACTCTCAATTTGCTGCTCTGCTTTTTGACTCGACCCGGTGAGAAATGTGAATTGAGCATTCAGCGATTCAACTTGTGCGCCCATCCTCGCCATTGAGATGGTGGTATCATAAATCTGCTTGGCGATAAATAGTTTGCCTCCCAATTTAACCATGGAGGTCAATTGTTCAAGCAAGTCTCCTCTGCCTCCTCCGGCTGCTGCCATGCTTGGCATCTTAATCGTGCCGAGTTGCCGTTGGAATGCTGCTGCTGCTGCTTGATTCTTCCGCAGTTGCGCTTCGACTCCGGAGAACCCGGCTGCTGCCTTGTTTCCGGCTGAAACTGCGACTGCTCCCGCTTCCTTGAGCGAGTTGGTGAATGCCCGAACTTGCGATTGCGATTTACCAATCGCTGCTCCGAACTTGATTGCTCCATTGGTTGCAGAACCAAGACCCGCTCCGGCATCCTTTCCGGTTTGATTCAGATTCTCTTGAAATTTATCGAGTGCTGCGTTTGCTGCTTTCTCTTCTGCGGTAAGTTTATCGAATGCCTCGGTTGCCTTGGCTAACTCCGAGGAATCGACAACATATTTGATTTTAACCTCATTCAACATGGGGAGTTGCGTTTTCGCAAAAGTAAAGAAAAAAGGTCGGCAATTACCGACCCATTATTTCCCGATTTTGCGATTGGCCTCCCGGAGTCTTGCGTTCTCCTTTTTCAACTCATTCAACCATGTTGAGTAGCAGAGGTAATATTCGTAAATTGGTTTCGCGACCAAGCATTGAATTGTTTGTGGGTCTCCATTTCCGAAAGAATAGATTTCCGCAAATCTGCGTCTAAATTCCCGGTGGATATAAGTGAAGTAATATGATTTATTGTGTTCATCATTCTTTTGCTTTCCGCCTCCAAAAAGGTCGGAAAATTCTTGCTCAATTCTTCGAAAGAGGGAATTAAGGCGGAGTCCGGCAGACTCAAAAAAAAACCCGGCACATCATTATTTGCCATCCAATGCTTCATTTTTTCGGCATTGTATGGGTACTGATAATCGAGCGGATTCTCTTGTTCATCAAAGTACATCACCGATGCCAACTTGATTGTCCGGGTGAGGGAGAATGACATCGAGAGTTGCTCCTTGAGTCGATTCGCCATGATGCCTATCTCGTACAACTTCTTGTCTGCCGGAGTCTTCTGATTTATGACCATGGCAATCAATGCCTCATTCCATGATTGCAGAACTGCCGGGTTGACTTGCCATAACTCCTCGGTGAGAATATCACGAGCAGCGATTGCCCGTTGAAATGGTATGTTCACATCTGCCGAGAATCGGAAGTAATTGATGCCTCCGGAGGTGAATGCGAATTCGATTTGGTCATGCCTCTCCTTCGGTGCGTTGCCGTTGTATCGTGGCACTCCGGGAATCACCGGATTTACCACTCCACTATCTCGACCGGAGGAATCAGTTTTCGAATCACGAAAAAATTTAGACCTAAAAAAAGCAAGCATAAAGCAAACGAGGAATCAAAAAGGAAAAACGAAATGCCAATGTACTGCCATCCGGATGAGCAGTAAGGACATTCACCCAATGGTTTCGCCAAGTTCACCGGGAGTTTCTGCAATTGGCAGAGATACCACCGCCCAACCGGATGGTCTTCCATCAGAAAATTCAAGAAGTAGGACAACATTGCGCTCATTGTCGCAATCGTTGCTTGGCAGAATAATGCAGCAACCTCTCCTTCCCTTCCCGCAAGATAATTGATACTCATTGTTTTCCATTTTAGTAATTGATTGTAAATGTTGGTATTGATGTTGTTCCGGTTATGACTTGAAAAATGATGGATGTCACGGGGTCTCCGGTCGATTGCAGTTCGACAATCTGCCCCGAATTGATGTCAAGGAGAATCAGTTCGTAAAGAGGCGAACCAAATCCATTGATAAATCCCTCCGGTATATTGGCATCGACATCGAGGTAGGCATATCCATCCTCAATAGGGAGATTGAAATCAATGGATACATTGCCCTTCACTAATCGCATGATAATTGACTCCTCCGAATAGCTGCTTGGCACTTGTATCAACAACTCGGTTGGGCATCCAACGAACGGGGTGCAGACCCGGTAGCTATTCTTGCAGCAATTTTCCATCGAACTTTTGAAGATTATATTCCCCCGCAATTTCGGAAAAATTTCCGAAAGAAAAATATCGCCAACAATCGAGCGCATGAGACTTGTCCGGGTTCTTGGTCTTCCACGGGTCAAGACTCAACCTCCGGTCAACCTTGGCTTCCTTGAGGTCAATCACAAGGTCTCTGCAATTGGCCTTGCTGATTTGAACCTTGCACTTGGAGAATACCAAGGTATCCACGATTCTCGTGTTCAGATGACTCGGTGCGGAGCGCATGATTGCCATGACATTGTCCGGGAGGTTCATGTAGTTTACGATAAGTTGATATGCTGAGACATTGCCTCTCGTGGTTGCGCTCCGGGAGTTTCCGGCCGGGTCTCCATGGATGATGAATCGCCTCTCCGGGTAGTCGGCCTTGATGCTCTCGCAGAGGTCACCGAGGTCTCCGATGCGATAAACTTTCAAGACATTGATGGTTGCGTAGTACTTATGACCGGGTTGATTCTTGGAATACTGAGCAACGATGCAAGTGTTGGTCACATTGAAGTCGAACGAGAGATGGATGTTGAAAGATGGATGCGCTTTGATTTCGCCCTCGACCACATGGAGCGACTCATCGAATGCCTTGGCATAGAGCGACTCCCTATCCCACACACCCCAATTGCCATTCGCATAAACATCCCAATAAGTGAAGTCAATCTCCTTGAGTGCTTCCATGCGAACCGGGTACTCGGCATCGAGGAACTGCAACGAGTCTCGGTAGGTCGAATGCGAGATGAGAATCTTGTCTCGCTCAAGTTCCGGAGGAGAGTCGAAAAATCGCTCCTTAATCCAATGGGAATCAGAGACCGGGTTGAATGTGAGGAAGAATCGCTTCGGATGCTTGGAGACCCCACGCAGTCGGAGAGTCACTTGGATGTAGTCCTCCTTCGTGAATTCGGTTGCTTCTTCCATCCAAATGAATTTCGCTTGAGTTAGCGACTTGAGTTTCTCCGGGTTGTCAACTCCCATCATGATGATGCGATTCGTGCCGTATCGAATCTCGAAAAGACCATCCAAGCACCGCACGAGTCCATCGAGACCCCACTCGCTTATCTTGTTTTTGAAATCGCCATAGACTGAGTTCCGGATGGTTGCTGCGACCTTTCGCAGCACCACGAATGTCTGATGCTGATTCTCTGCATCGTTCAGAATCTGCGAAAGGAAGAACTGAATCATGGTCTGCGACTTTCCCGAACCCGCACCGCCATAGAGTAGATTATGAATCTTCGGTCGAGTTATCGCTCCGAGATACTTGGCATTCCATAGTGCCGGATTGGAAAGGTCAATGACTGCCACGAATCAATCCTCGTTCTCCTCCTCCTCTCCCGGTGGTTTCGGCATGATGACCACATTGGTTGACCCGGAGAGTTCAATGTTCTCCTTGGCCTTTCCGTATGCTCTATCTATGATGAATTCGGCAGCACGGACATCGCCTCGGATGGCCTTATTACGCATCGCCATCATGATGGCCTCGGCTGCGCTCTTCCCATCCTTGATGTCACCAAGTACCGACTCCATGATGGTCTTCATCGATGGCAATTTTGGCCGACCATTCGGATTCCCCGATTGACCTTTCTTGAATCGATTTCCTTTTCCGATTACATTTTCGGGATTGGGCATAAATCGTTTGAATTAGGTTTGTTTATCGTTGACTGATTTGTGCCGGGATTCCGAATCCCGACAATGCTTGAGCGATGAGTGAATGCGCTCTCTGCGCCTCCTCCTCTGAGTTGAACTGAATGATGAGCGAGAGACCCGATTTTGATTCCACATCGCTGCTCTGCTCATCGGTGGATGCCTCATCGAATTCGGGTACATTGAGACCCCAATCATTGAGTTCGGTCGCATCCCAATCGTTGGCGAGTGCTTCCCAATCCCACTCCCCGAAACCGAGATTGTCCTTGATGATGAACTCTCGTTGTTGCTCTGCGCTCCATTGAACCTTGATGACCGGGCATTCCTTCCATCCGGCCTCCTTCATGGCACGGAGTCTCATGTTGCCTCCTATGACAATGTTGTCCTCGTTGATGATTAGAGGTCGCACCGATGCCATATCCGGGAAGTCCTTGAGCGACTTCACGAGTTTCTCAAATTGGTCATCTCGGATTGAGCGAGGATTATCCGGGTTCGGTTTAACCCGGTAAATCGGCCAAGTCATTACTCGAACATCATCGTTCAGCATCGTTGTTCTCGAATGATTTGTTTGAGTTGCTCCTTCTGCTGCTCTCTCATCTCGATGAAATCGGACATGAGTTGCCGGAGTTTATCGGCTGCCTTGAACTCTTGACCGCAAGCAACCAACCATCGGTCATTGAATTCACGGGTCACTTGAACGGAGACCTTGGTGTACTCGACAAACTCTTTCGGTTCTCGTGGCATTGCTTAATCGATTGAATCGAGTTCTGCCGAATCAATCGGGAGACCGGAGGCAGAATCAAATTGAACTTTGGCAGATTGAAGTTCATTGAAGAATTGCTCCGTGCGTTGGTCTTGCGATTGGTCGGTGCTTGATTGTCGATGAAATATCGCAATCATGGCAATTGTAAGCAGCAGCACGATGACTCGGTCAATGGTGATATGCTTCATCACTTCTTCTTTTTGGCTGCTTTCTTCGCCTCCCGTGCTACCGAGAGAGCAATTGCGACTGCTTGTTTCTGCGGTCTCCCGGCTTTCATTTCGGTCGAAATGTTCTTCGAGATGGTCTTTTTGGAATACCCTTTCTTGAGTGGCATGGCGATTTTGTTTTTTTACAAAAGTAGAAAAAATTCAAAACAAAAAAGTCGGGTAAGACCCGACTCCTTTGCAAACTCAGTTGTAACACTTTAGCAATTCTTAAATGGCTCGGATGATTAGGTTTAGTTTTGGTTTTGCTCTCTCCTCTATCCATTTCTTTTCTTGGACTGCCTTTCCGTAGGCAACGAATGGCTTTCCCTTCCGGTCTCGTGCGGTGTAGAGCGAATCTGCTCCGGTCTCGCTGATTTTGAAGATTCCGAATTTCGCTCTCATGCTTGTGCTTTGAATTTGTGGTACGAATGCATCCGGATTTCCCAAATTCCGAAAATGATGTCTGAGGTGATTGTCTCGACCTCGTTGGTGTAGAGATTCAGAATCTCGATGCCATTGTCGATGACCTTGGTCACGATGAAGTGAGACAATTCGGTTGATGAATCAACGAATGGATTGACCGCAATGTGTCCTTCTTGGAATGCTGCCACCACCGGGTCAGAGATTCGGTGAATCCGGGAATGGTCTGTTGCCATCTCAACCGACTCGATGAATTGGTCATACTGAGCATAGAGATTCAGCATTTTGTGCTGCTCGGAGGCAGCGAGTTTCTGATTCATGAACTGCTCAAACTTGATTCTCGACATCCGGAGCGAGTCGAGGTAGTTTGACCATTGAAACTCTCCGGTGAGTTTGCGGTACTTGTCGAAGTGATTGTACCGATTGGCAACCTCCCTCCCAACTGATTGGGAGGTGATGATGCGCTTTGCGATTGCTTGAATGTTGATTTCCATTTTTGATTTGAAATATGGGGAGGACTACTTCTCCCCGGTGAATAATTATTTACAACTTTTAATGTCTCCCCATCCGCAACCCATCAAATTCAGAGTGCAATCCCTTAAATCAGAAAATTGACCTAAATCAGCACCCGTTCCTTTTCCGGCTCTATGTGAGTAGAAAATTCCGTTTTTGCTTTTTCTGACCTTGATGCATCCATGTTTAAGTTGGATGTGCGTGAATCCTTTCTCGATTGCCTCCACAACTCTGTTGTGGAAATCTTCATTTTCGGCATAGGAATATGCTTCTCTTTCTGCTTCGGTAAGAGCCATCAGTTCTTGATGGGTCATTTGTTTGAATTGTGCCATGTCTTTTTTGGTTAGTGTTAAAATTTGAAATATGGGGAGGACTGCTCCTCCCCGGTTGATTTTAGAACAATGATGCGATTTCGTTTGATGTCTCAATGCCTTCTCTTTGACAATGGAACTTGAGTTCTGCACAAAGTCCATCCCATTGTTCAAGTGTGATTACATTCAAACGAAGAGAAATGCAGAGGCGAAGAGCATATCCGAATGCATTGACATTGATGCCATCAACATCCTCGATTGAGAGAAGAGCATCACGAAAATTTGCGAAAGGCTTGTGTGAAATAGTCATGTCTTTTTGTTGGTTAGTGTTAAACATGGCACAAACATAAAAGCAGTTTCCTAATCTGCAAAATATTGACCAAAAAAAAATGAAATATTTTTTCGAGCGACTTACAACCGCTTGAATTTCTTTGCCTTAGACTTCACGGATTTTTTTCCAACGCATCCCCATGCTTGTCGAGATAACTCGTTCGGGCATGGTGTGTCCTTGGATTTACATTTCGGAATCCCGGCCGACCGAGCGCAATAATTATCTCCCTTCGGAGTTCCGGGTGCGATGGTGTATCCCTTCGCCCCGAACTCGATGGTCTTCCCCTTGATGGTGGTCTTGTACTTCTTCGCTGCCATAACTCAACGGCCTTGACCTCGGTATGTTTTTTTTCGAGCATCCTTCGGTCTCCGAGTCTTGCGTGATTTCCCTTCTCTGCGCTTCCCGAAAGTAGTTTTGATTCCGGATGATGAGGTCTTGCTTTTTGCTGCCATGGTGCGAATTTACTAATCTTTCATTTTTCTGATAATCTCATTTTTCGCCCGGAGGTAGAACATGACCGCCTCGTAAAATTCAGCGGTCATTGTATGCCTCCGGGAGTGAGTCATGCTTGCAACTTTTTCGGCCTTCTCCCGCTCTCGATTGGTC